CGCAAAGCCTCTTGAGCTTAGGTTTATCAATACCGTTCCCGGTTTAAAACTTATATAAAGATATAAGACTCGACATCGACCATCGAGTTTTAGATTAGATTTATACTATCTCTAGTACATTTTAAAGTCTGTCGACTAAGATGCAAGCGGTAAACTATCATATAAATATAAAGTAGGAACATTCAGAAAGAAAATTAAACTAAAATCAGTTCCTGATGACATATACAAGTCAGCATAAAAAAATTTAGAATTTTGACCCGCTTGACTATTATAAATAGCTGAAATTTCTAAAGAATCTATATTGGTATCGTCAATTGATGATCCATCCGTCCGCAACGCAGTACTATTATTCTGAAATTTATACCTACTATACATAGGAGCTGATATCATATGGCCAGCTTGAGATCTTTGATTTGTCAAAACTAACCCTGACAATCCAGCTGAATCGGTTACTGTTTCACGAACAAAATCATCTCTATCAGTAACTGGCAGAAAAACTGATGATGCCATATAAGTTGTTCTAGAATTTGGCAATCGAGCTATTCGCACATCGCTCACATTTACAGAATATGCAGGATTAAGTGTATAATGATATGAACCTCGCGATCCAACAAAACACATTGAAAACCATGTTACAGCATTCCACGGTACCCAATTATATCCATATGGTGTACCAGATGTTAACCCTAATGCAGTATCTAGTCCATTGAAATCATAACCTGGATAAATAGGTTGTCGTCCAATTTTAAAAATCGTATCAGTAAAATATTCTGTACTGGTATTGTTAGTAGTAATCAATCGCTTATATAATACTGATCTCCTCATTAATTGTCTTAAAGAAACACAATGTTCACCCATATAAATTAAATTAATATTTTCATCAGCAACCGAAGGTTTCAAGCCTATACTCGTTTCATCAACTGAGGTATCAAACTGCATACCGCTTTGAACATTGTAAGGTGAATACGTATTTAGGATATCTTTTGGACCAGCAAATTCTAGATTTTCAGCTCCCCTAACAAAAACTAACATCTCTATATCTGCACTAGATACAGGACTAGTTTGTTCATTTAATACTCTCACAGTCAAAGTACCATTATAAAAAACACCAAGACTAGATGTTGAAGTTCCAGACTTTGCAAATTGAGATCCTGTATAAGATGTAGTTGATAAATAGCCTGTAGGTTGAGTGTATGGTATTCTAATTTCAACTTCTGTCTCTTGTGTGATATCAATTACACGAGTATAAGTTTCAGTTGTATAATCACCTGATACACCTACAGCACCTTTAGGATCCCAATTAACTCGAACTCTGCCCCTATGATAAGCTGAGCATATAAACTTAAGTTTTACAATAATATCACCACGCCAAAATTGAAACATCTCAGCAACATGATCCATAGGTGTACTATAAATTAATGTAGCATTAGTAACTCCTTCAGTTCTACGTAATTGTGGTGTTATTTTAAGAAATAAGAGACTGGTGTCTATAGCATCAGTGGAAGCCCAAGTACTTGAATACCCATAAGATTCTCTTTGACAAATAGAGGAGATAGTTAATTCATCCTCTACATCAACACCTGCTATTTTAGGATCGATAGATAATTCATTCTTATTATCTAATGTTAATTTTTCAATAGGTGTGCCTATATCTGTATTACACAAATTTGGATATGGTTTCGACCTAAATGCATGAACATCATCTATAACTGGAACATCAGTATAACCAAATAATGAAGCAATGTCACCAATAGCTCCTGCAGCATATGAGGTCGCAGTTGCAAAAGGTCCAATAACTGGAATATTACTTAAAGAATTAGCTGCTCTAGCTATTGCAGAAGCAGGTTTAGAAATACTACCCTCATGAGAATATTCATCTTTCTTTTTTACTTTCTGTTTACCTGATTGTACTGACAGAGCAGTAGTAGGTCCAGCTACTTCTAAGTCTTCAGCCCAAGCGTATACCACTATACTAATTGTATCAGTAGTTAATCCATTAGCATTACGTAGAACAGTCAAACTATTAAAATCTATAACTCCCATGGCATCTAAATCTGATGCTGACGTAGCATCTAACCAATTCTTATAATACAAAAATGGTAATACCATTTCACCTCCTTGAGAATTTTGGGGATATAAATAGATATGTGGTCGTTGAGACAATAGAACATTTTCTAATCTATCTGATGTTGATGGCACTATAAGACCTGGTGTATAATCAGTTAGTGGTTGATATGCTACTAAACAAGATCCATAATAAAAAGGAGATGCGTTAATGACAAATTTAAGATGCAAATTACATCTTACCATATAATAATTATCTAATTTCTTCTTAATTGAAGCATGATTGAAAAAGTCATGCCACGGTCTAAATGTACTAGTGGCTGCAGACAAATGAGTGCCTATTTGCCAAGTGTCAGAATAAACTTGAACCGGACGCTGAAGAAAATCTCCTAAATCCACATTTTGTGAACAATCCACTTTGGTATATGCCATAGGATGTGGTATGGAACTTACTACATCATTCTCACCATCTGTAAAAGATACATTTTGTTGAAC